GAGTGGTAACGAACTCTCCAGTATTACCTATTCTAATGCTTGTGCCGCCAGCAGGTGTTACAGTTGTTGCTTCCGATACTTTAACACGGACGAAATTTGAGCCATCGCCAGAGGTTACAGTGAATGTGGCAGGTTTGTTGCCTGCGCCCCCCACCTTCCAGTGCGCTCCGAGACCCAGACCTAATCCAAGCTTTCCAATCATTATTCCCCCAATCTAAAAGGCACGATATATTTAATAATAAACATCCTAAATCCTATATTAAATTAAATAATACAAATATATATAACATAAAAAGCCAGATTACCAGCCAGAAAGTCAGCCAGCGCATCCAGCCAATTCCAAAAGGTCGCTCTCCTTTTTTGCTCCAGCTCCCAAGCAATCGTGGCAAAAGTAAAACCGACCGCCATCAACCACTGAATTTGTTGTAACCCGAATATCAGGACTATAATGCCTGCTATAAATCCCACGACAATACCCACCGATAAGTGCTTCCAAACATTTTTAGGTCTCATTTTTATTCTCCTTTAGATGTGACCATATAATTTATTATAATATCTATTATTCATAAAACAATATTTATGTGCAAACATCACGCCACCAACTGCCTGAAAACAAAAAACTCAAAATGCAACCGCTGACCAACCGACAAAATGCTGTAATAGTCCAGCTCCGACACTATTGTATAATAATTCAACTTTCGCCACCTGCCACGCCAAAAAATCTTTTCAGCTAAATATCTCCAAATATAATGGCTTTCCTCGCTGACAACGGGCAGGTCTATATACTTGCGCCTCACCCTAATGCGAGGCACAATATAAACCTTGCCGTCCGAAACCACCATCCTTCTTATAACTTTCATGTCCGACTATAACCTTTATACCTGACTAATTAAGGTCTCTATTTTAGGGTCAACTTCAGTAATATCGGGCGGATTAGATACGGTATAATTTAGGTCACCACCCGTGACTGGTATTTCTACATTATATGGGACATCTATGCCGTTCGCCTGACCGTCACGCACCGTGACAAATAAAAATACCGTACCGTTCACGAGGGTTATGGGTGAGCCAATCGCATTATAAATCGCATTATTGCCCGTAAAACTAATCTTGGCTGTATTTGTTCCATAAGATACGGACGCAGAAGGTGCTTTGAAATATCGGGCAGGCGACGCCGACCCAACAATCTGACCTGCAAGCGTGCCCGCATATCTCAAAAATAAACCATTTACAGGAATGAATAACTCACCCAAAATACGGTTCTTGATAAAAGCTGGAGTTATGCTCGGCATTTCAATCAGCACCTCCAAGCTCGTGCTTCTCCATATTCCGCCTGAGACAGCAAGAGAAGCTCCGGAAATAGAAATACATTCATCTATGCCCAGCATAAAATCAAAACTCTGCATTATCGTCGTCAGGGGATTGCCGTTAAATGTGCCCGTATAACTTACCACGACATTGCCTAACCAAGCGTGTGTTGAGTTCGCAGGAAGCCCGCACATTTCTTCTAAATCTTCCCTGCTCAATCTCTCAAAAATCGTGTCAATTTTATTACCGCCGTGCTCTATATTGCCTATCGTGACTGGCTCGGGTGGATTAGTTACGCTCTGTGTAGACCATGTATCGCCAGTATCTAACTTATATAAATGCAGGTTAACCGTTCTTTCAACTGCCGTAAAGTCCTCAATAGTCCCAGAACAATCAATCTTGGCTTTAATGGAATGAATGACATCCGATAAAGAAGTAATAGTGTCGTCCATTATTATCATCGGCTCCACAGAACTGAAGGTCAAAGCAATCCTGTCCAGACCGTTTATAGGATATTCCTCACTGGTGCGAGCATCAATAAATTTCGCCATAATAACCGACGCACCACCAGTCGTGTAAGGAACAAAATAACACCGACGCCTGATAAAACTGCTTTTAACATCGTAAACATTCTGACCTGTGGTTGTTTTCTGGTCTTCATCACGATAAGCAAAAGTCCAGTCATGTATCAGCAATTCCTGTATTGACGCAGGCAACCCACTGTCTGCCTTGACCTCATCTAAAACGGTCTGCCCAAGAAACACACGACTGTCTACCATAGCTTTCTGACGCATTAACTCATTATCGTAACAACCTATAATACTTTCTTTTAATAATACATAAGCACCATTAGAATTTGCCGTTATATTGTAGGGGGTCGGATTTTCTCCTTCGCCTCTAAACATTTCTTTTCCATCAATATCAAAGACCTGCCATTCGTTGGGAGCATATTCTTTGTCCGTGTCGGGCAAAAACTGGTAGGGCTGGTCAGCATTGAGCACCGTCTCATAAAAACCATTCGCTTGCTGTGGAAACGACAATAATATTTCCTGCTCACCCGACTTGTAAGTAATCCGATAAAAGAACCTGACCCTGATAGGTAGCAGGACATTAATATTGGACGGAGAAGGCACAACATAAAACAACTCACCATCAATTCCCGTAATTCTTATTTCTTTCCAATGCTCGCTTTCAACATCGTCTAATATGTAATAATTGATACCAATTGCCGTCTGTATCTCGGGCAGAAGCAAGAATTTTTCCAGGAACTGCTGGTAAATCAGGTCAATGTCAATGGACGGACTATAATTCTCACCAGCAAAAATGTCAAACTTGAGATAGTTATCAATGGGCGCAAGCGGGTTGATTGCGGCGTCCGTAAAAGTTGCCGTCCCTTCTTTGATAATCGCTCCAAAGAACCTGCCCTTATTTTCTTTTATTCCTACATTATTTAATCTTTCATCCAAATAATCTTTATCATAAAAGAATATCTGCGGATAAACCTCTATTTTTGTAATGTAAGCCATCTCTATCTCTCCCCGTCTTCCAATAACGAACATCCATGACAATAAATCAGTTTAGTCATTTTAATGCCCGTCATAAAAATTGTAGTATCCATCATCTTTCTCCTTCATTTATCTTCTTATTAAAGAAGTAATAAAATGTCAAGTTCTTTATTAGTTATGCACATATATTGCAACATAAACAGCACCGCACCCGCCACGACCGCCAGTCCTGAAACTATTAGAACCGCCACCCCCGCCTGCGCCCGTATAATCCTGACCAGCACCCGCAGGAAATTCATTACCTGCACCATTACCACCACCTAAACTACCACCCTCATTGAACGAAACCAAATTCCTGCCACCCGAGCCACCACCGCCCGCAATAATAAACGCAAATAATTCATTTACATCACCCATACTATATCCTTCGCCACCCTTGCCCGAATAAAGACCAGAATGACCATTCGTAGAAGCACTTGCACCACCACCACCTCGCAGGTCATTTCCGCTCTCGTATCCGTCACCGCCTGCATGATAATTAGCATTTACTCCGCCGTGTCCGTTACTTGCACCGCCTCCACAGTGACCAGCTTCATTCCCGCCATCAGATATATTAGCGTCATAATCAGGCAATCCAGCACCGCCACCATTGCCACCTTTAGCTGACCAAGTTCCGTTCTCGCCTTGTATTGTAGTATCCTGACCTGCCTGACCCCTCTGACCAGCCAAACCGCCCGCACCACCTGCGCCAATATGGATGTTATATGTCTCACCTACAACAGGACTAAAACCACCCGGCTCGCCCGTCACGACAAAATCACCACTTGCACCACCTCCGCCGGGTTTATTAGTATCGGCGCCGACACCGCCTCCGCCACCTCCGCCACCAATCATGACGGTAATAATGTTCTCGGGATAAGGTATATTATCAATAAGTCGGAAGCTCCCGTCCTCGTGGAAAGTGTAAATCCACCAAGAATAGTCAGGGTAGTCAGGGTCTGAAAACACCTCTATCGTCCCGCTCTCCGCATAGCCGAGCCGAACCGATATAATGTTACTATACTTGCCAAATATAATCCCGTTCGTGCTACATCTTAACTTATAATAGAAGGTCGTGCCTACAGACATGGTTAAATTATCAACTAAACAGGTAGACCCCGTCACCAGCTTACTATTAAAGCCAGGCACGATATTATTAAATCCTGCGTCTCTGGCTACAGTTAAATAGCACAAAAATCCCGAAGGCGCTTCTTCCCAATTAGCGTAAAAGGAGTTCGCCTGCATAGATGTGGCAGGTAGAGCCGTGACCACGGGAATTTCCAGCGCAGGAACATCGGCTCTTGGTATCCTGCGCAGGACTAACTTCAGGACAGGACTAACATTAGCCATTATTTGTAAGCAATAATAATCGTGTCGGTAGAGGTGGGTGGAATTTGTATCCGATTAAAGTAACCAAACACATAAATCGGCTGTTCTACAGTATTGAACAGGGACATGTTCTTGCCCACACCCGCCACGACCACGCTCGTCTCATCATTGGCAAAGGTCGGTTTAGTCACGAGCTGGATAGCCGAATAGTTGCGTCTGTATCCCACTAACTTGACACTATCATTTCCCTTAAGAACGATATCGTCTTTAATCAGGATAGTAGCGGTCAGGACAGAACCTGCAGGCAGACCACTATTGTCTGCATCAACCGCCACGATATAAACAATCATGTCCTTCTTTAGTTTAGCTCCCGCCGTAAATGTCGTGACCTTAATAATGTCAAAGTCGTCGGGACACGCCTGAAATTGCTTCTGGTCAAAACTTCTTTCCTTCATTTTAATCTCCTAACATACTTAAGTCCAGCCAACAGTCGTTTTCCTGGGCTTGAGCGGGCTCGTCAGCTTGGATATAAATATCCGCACCATAGACCCGACCACGCTCGTTAATCTCCGCAACTGCGTCAGTTAAAGCCAGGATTTGTGCAATTATCTCCTGATAGCTGGTTTCGGTTAAATCTTCTTTACTGTTAATTATGCTTTCTAACCTGCACTCCAGCTCTGCTGATTTGGAGGCGAGCAAGGACACGGCGCTCAAGACCTGCCTGAGCTGACGGTCAGTAGCCGACTTCTTTTCCGAGCTGGAAAGCTGTAACATAATTACCTAATCACATTAAAACTAATAGATATATTGTAGGTTACCTGTGACGACAGACCTTCCAATTTGATAGTGGCAACATTATTATTATCATCCGCAATCACGATAATCTTTTCCGTGCCCGACGAAACGAGCGAGAATTCACGACTGTTAGATATGCTTCTCTTTTGTAACTGAACCTGACACTTGCCGACTGGGACACTATAACCGTTTAACCCGCACTTTTCAAGAATGTTGGCAATAGCGTAGGATTTTTCTGTGGAGAGCTGGTCGGTCGCAAAGCTGTCATCATAACAATAACGAGTTAATAGAATTCTGTCCTGCGAGCTTGTGTTGGCTTCCAAGCTTCCGACCCGCCCGTTCAGTCCATCAATCACGGTCTTAACATTCACATCCAGACCTTTGAGCAAATTCAGCTGTGCTCCCGTTACTTCACTATCTACAAGAACATTATTAATTTTTACACTTGATAAATTTTTATTAGTAATGTCTTGAGGGTCGTGCGTAGTCACCATAGAACCTGTCTCGTTCAATCCTATAGACCTGACCTCACCACCAACCACACCCAAAATATACTTCTTAATTTCGGCAAGCTTGATTTTATAGTTGGTGGCATTAGCAGTGTCGGCTATTACTAACATCCAAATTCCCTGGAACTCTGCCTGAAGTCGTTCTACCAGCTGACTTATCTTTTTATCTTCTGCCATTTCTATCTCCCGTTTTATCTTTATTGTTTATATATATATATTTATTTATTATATATATATCTTTATTTCTTATATATATATATATCTATCTATTATATAATATATAAATATTATGTTATATAAACGAGCGCTATATTTTTTAGAGAACAAAATCTATCTCCGTCTCGCAGGTAATGGCGCCACCATCGTTCATCTCGGTTATAATCACGCCCGTCTCATCCTCTAATAAAATGCGGGTTCCAACGCCAGCATAACCAAGATTTATTGGCTCCTGCACGCAGGCAGATACAAACTCAAAGTTCATGACCTGCGCCACATTGGCGTCTTTCTTCAATTCTTTAAGCTTGAAGTTGCCCACGCAAATAGCGTCCATTATTATTCCATACTGATTATTGGCACGATACTGTATTTGCATGCGATACTCAAGCGGGTGCGCATTTATCAGGTTTATGCAACTAATGAACGCCTTTATCATAGAAGCATTAGTTGACGAGGTAGGCGAGGGAACATTAGCCGCATTCACTAAACTAAAGTTAATGCGCTTCCGATAACCATAAAAGTCCTTGATTAGTTTGTCATTGATGTTGGTAAAAATTTCGTTAGATTCCGACTCTTCGTCCTCTTCATTAAAGCCAAAATTATAAATGCGCAGGCCTGTCGTGCCAACCTGTACATTATCACTGCGCCGAAACAGCTTTACTGTTATCATTCCTGCGTCGCCATTAAAGGCCGTATAATTAGCGGGCATCATCGTCTCCTAAACAGAAAGTTCTTACCAGTCACGATATACACTTCGTTATTTATTTCTATATTGTCAAGTATTTTAATTTCTTCCTGCTGATTATAGACCTGTATGTTCAGCTCTTTCACGGCAAGCTCACGCAACCGCATATAGTAAGACACAATGCTGGGCACGAACCGATTGTAGCCCGCAATATACTTGAGCTTGTCCGCATTAAATACTTCCCTGTCCAGCTCGTATTTTTCACTGATGGACAATATCTCGCCATCAATGGTCTTACATTCGCTGTCCGCTATGTCGGCAAAATCAATCCTGCCCTCGGCGTCCGCAAACAGCAGGCGCTTACAACACTGAACAGCCATCATAAAAGCGTCCGAAGCAGAAATGTCCTGCAATATTTTATTGTCCAGTCCGTCCACGCCGTCGGGAATAGTAAAAGCAGGATTAGCGAACCTCGTCCTGTAAGGAAACGGGGTGCGAATGACCGTCTCTAAAAAGGTGCGCAGTGTCATGCCTGCCCGCTTGTCTGCCGCAATATAGTCGCCCATATCAAATTGCGAGAAAGCAAGAAAACCATCCATCTTTTCCAGATTATCTATCAGGACGCCCACGCCATCAATCGCCTCAAACGACACCGACTGCTTCTCTACCTGCACCGTTGAAAAATCAATAATGCCCGTAAATAATAGCGTATCGTCAATGTTGACCCTGAGATAAATATTAAGCAGACCCGACTTCTCTTTGCTATAAAATTTATCAAAATAGTCACGATAGATGTAAAGCCCGAAATTATCAACCGCCTCGCCTGTCTCTATATCAAACAGAGGGATATTGTCAACATGTGTGTCGTCCGTCTCGTCCAGCAATTCCTCCATTACATAGATGTTATTGAAATACATCCAGTTACTTTCACTATACCAGCCACCCGTCTTCAAAATGCTTTCCGACCTCTCGTCTGCAAATAACTCAAATGTGTTAGGGTCATCTAAAAAGAACTTATATGACTGACTGGTCAGGTTAGTGCCAGGCACATAAAGGAGCGGTTGACCCTTATCTATCTGTTCTTGGGTCAGAGCTCTTATACGAAACTTGCGCTCTACAGGCACAAATAAACTGTCGGTCGGGACACTGGTCATGTCCGACACGACGGGTATACCTGACTCGGTCGTCTCGGTCTCTGTCCTGACCTGCGTCTTGCCAAACTGTATGCCCGCCACTCCAAAGTCCTTCTTGCAAAACGATATAGGCGTAGCAATCGTCGCCAGCCCGTCCAGTATCCTGTTTTTATTGGAAACATATATGGTTCCGTTACTGCTCGTGTGCGCCACAACATTCGCAGGCACCAAATTATCGCTGTAAATATTGCCCGACAGCACGACCTGCGGAACTTTATAAAAAGGCACGAAAGTTCCTATACGACAAAAATTAAATGCTTCCTGTATGCCCGCACTATAACGATTTATCGTGCACAAAGAAATATCCTGATTACTATTAAAATAAATCGTCTGAAGCTGACGAAACAGGTCATATTGAATAATAGACGACAAATATAAAGCCAGCGCAACACAACTACCGTAGCTTACATCCGTTATATTAGAATAGTCGGGTATATCCGATTTATTTATCCATTCCCAGTCATCTCCAGCCGTCTGAACACAAAAGCGTGTGACATTCGCATTATCACGCACCAGATGGTCGGCAAAACCGTTAATTGCCTGCTCAATATTATAATAACCCGCATAATCAAGCAATCTATAAAACCAGGGATATTTGAGAAAATTGACAAAAACATTTTGACCATTGTCCGTGATATCGCCGTAACCTGACTTTATACTGTTCAAGTATTGCACCACTATCGCAGGCAGGTTGGCTTCATTATAAACAGTGCCAGGAGCATTGAGACAACACATCTTGAGAAACATTGAACAAATAGTATCCATCGGCTCCAGCGAGAAGGTCGTCCCTATCCCGTTAGTTGAGCACCCGTGCATTATCGTTATCAAGACCTGATAAAATATACCCACCATCATTGCCGACTGACTGTATAAATCACCCTGACCAGCATCCTCGTCCCAACTCTGGGTCAGCCCGCTAAAATGACGGGCAAACAACTTCTTCTCACTAAAAATAGACATCATGCGTGCATGGTCTATAAGTAAACAATCAAAATTCTCCTTAACGGCAGGAATGGTCGGCACTAAAAAGTCAGGATTAGTTAAATATGACTTCAAAGTATTATTAAAGTTAACATTCTTATTCAATAACCTAACCGTTACTTTTGCACGCTTGGCTTCTACTTGAAAATTGTCTAAACCAACAATCTGGTCATCATCTATGGACAGTCCTTCCATCGGAACTGCGTCGGTCAGGACGGTCGGGTCAACAATATTGACACCATTCTCGTCCGTTAAAGATAATGCTATTCTACTCATCTCTTGTCCCTATCCATTAACAATATACCTGCGCTTCCTGCCGCCAATCTCAACTCGTTTGTGCAGTTCTATGTCGTCAATGACACGGGCGCCCGACAAGTTAATGTCCACCACGACTGGCTCCGAAACTGCCAGCGACGCACGCCCAACATATCCACCATTCGCATATAATCCCGAACCGCTACGAGCCACAAACGCAGGTCGTGAGCCACGCAATAAATGCTTCATTACAAACGAGCCAAAATCTTCTCCCGCCTTCAAAGCTGTATACATCCCCATCAGCTCGGAATAATTACGGTCAACAACTTCCTTAGGAAACACAAGCTCGCCTTCATGAACAATACCTGCAGGACGCTGGCCTGTTTCATCGGGAGTTCCCATTCCAGAACCAGTATATCCGCCCTCTGCAAATTTCTGTCCGTTAATCAATGCTAACTGAGCTGCAAATAATGTAGCTAAAATACCAGTCAACACCGCCGCACTTACTGTCCCGAGCGGCCCTTCTTTAGAAAGCTGGCGAGCCCAAATCATAGCTATAGATTTAGCAAATTCAATTGCAAGTTCCCATTTAGCTTGCTTCTTCTTTTCTTGAGCCGACTTTCTATCAAACTCCTCCTGTATTTCTTGCTTGCGTTCTTCAGATTTGCGTTTTTCTTCTTCTAATCTTGCATTGATAGCTTCCCTTTGTTCTGCGGACATATTTTCATTAGCAAGCATCATTTCACTTTTGCTCTGAACACCTTCTATATACTCATCTTCTATCTCTAATAATCTATCTTTAGCTTCTTCTGCAGCCCTAATACGACCATCCCAATACTGACTCCATGCCTGCTGTCCAATTTCGGTAAGCTTAGAACCAACTAAACTAAGAGCATCACCTATTGTAAGCTCTTCAATGTTAAATTGTTCTTTAAGTAAATCTCCTATTTCTTCTTTAGTTAAATCGCCAATTTTAGTTAACGGCTCCTGAGCTGGTGTCCTACCTCGTATATTTTCATAAACGAACTTGCGTTGTTCTGCAGGAGTATAATCTTCAAAACCAAGAGGTAGCAAATCTTTAAATACAGGATTATTCTTAATCATCTCAATAATGGTATTAATATCGCCTTCTTGTTTAAGATTTTGATTAGTGGCATTTAAGGCATTATTTATATCTTTAAGTTTGTCTGTAGATTCTGTAAGCATCGCAAGCTTGCTTGTATTATCTTCTAAATTGGCGTCATAATATAATAATAACTGTCTATCTTTATCTGATAAAGTAGTCACAACAACTTCTTGTTCTGTTTCAGGAACTTTTCGGTTTTTATCAGCATAATATGCTCGGAGTTGCTCTTCTAAAGATTTTTGACCTGCTATTGCTTTTCTCAGTTCATTAAATCCAGACCATTGAGAAGCCCGTTTAAGCAATCTTGAAACAAATTCTTCATCTGTCTCGCCAGCTTTCCGACTTCCTATTCCTGCTTTTTTAGCAGATAACTCAGACATTATTGTAGAAATCATTGCACTAACATCTGCAACCATTACCTTTTTGCGTGTCTCGGTTCCAATTTCCAGCTTCTTGTTTTGCAGATTTTTTATTGCTCTATCATATGTTTGAATTAATTTTTCATTCTTAGCGATTGTAAGATTATTCTCTGCTATTATTGCTTCATTTTCTTCAATAGACCTCAATATTGGTGCAAATGCTTCCTGCTGGTCTTGACTTAATCTATCAATAAATTTAGCTACCTTTTTAGTATCTCCCAATGCTAACGCCGCCACAATATCTGTAAAGTCCTCCATTTTTATACCAAAAGGTTTAAGCTTATCACGAAGAAAACTAAACAGGTCTGAGATGTCATTCATATTATCTTCAATATCTTCAAGAATATATCCATATTTACTAACAAGTGATTTAATGGAATTACCAAGTCGTTTCTTATATTCATCTATTACATTATTGATATAAGTAGAAACAGATTTTGGTGTGCTATTATCTTTTAACATTTCCTCAAGTTCATCAAGCGACGCCTGACTTACTTTAACAAAAAACTCAGGATAAACTTCTTCAACTATTTTACGAACTATCTCTATAGCTTCTTTTGGAGTTTTAACTTTTGAAATTAGCTTGGAAAGCTCTTCCTCTAAATATGCATCTATTTTTTCAGTATTCTCTTCTATTAACCCAATAACTATCTCATTTAAGTTGGAAGCTAATCTTTGCAGTTCTGGAATACCTGTAGCATTCAACATATTTACATATTGCTGAATATCTTCTTCTTTAATAGTTTTGAGCTTTGTCTGAAGCAGTGCAAGGTTTTGTGTGACATCTGAAATAGTGCGATTTTTCTTTTTAAAGATTTCTGAAAGCTCACCAAACTGCAATGAGAATTGTCCAAACTTATTTAATGTATCTATTATATCTGATGACGGAAGTATATTATCTCCGCTTGCAATCAATTCCGTAATATAGTCCTGAATATCTTGTAGCTTTTCTTGAGATTTAGTATCATAGCTTATACCGAAATTTCTGAACAGGTCTGTATATTTATCATAAACATCCTTGACTTTATCTTTAAGCTCTTTTTGTTTACCGCCACCACTAATTGCTTTTGCCGGAGGACTCATCCTTCTCATTGTATCAAGCAAAGCTTCTAAATTGGTCTTTGATTTATCAACTACTATTCCGTTTATACTATCAACAGCATTTTTAGCAGATTGTGCGAATAGTTCTAAGTTTAATCCAACTGTATGTGCTTCAGCAGCAGCAGCCTGTGTCCATCCTGTAGCGTCTTTATTTATAGCTGATAATTCCTTTATAAGAGGATTAAATGTATTATCAATAAGGGTATTTTTTTCTTTTTGAAAAGCAGCACGCTCTTCTGCTGTTTTTTTTGTCCAATCCGTCTGGATTATTTCATTATAGGTAGATGTTATAACATCCATACCTGCATCTAATGTTTCTTTAATACGTGTATCAAAATCACCTACATAACCTGTGCCAATTTGCCTTCTTTGAAAAGCTACACCAATTCTTGCATTACCTTTATCTGTGAAATATGCAGAAGCATATTCCGCGTATGCTTTCTTGGCTTCAATAGATTGCACTAACAGTAATGCATCTGATTTCTCAAGTAATGCTTCGGTCTCAAGGTCTGTCAGTCGTATATAAGCATTAGATAACTGAGCCTTTATATTACCACCCTCAATTTCTATGTTATATTGTGTCCTGAGAGTTTCAATAAGATAAATAACAGACTCATTTAGTAGTTCTGTCTGCTCTTTTGTTATACTGGTATTATCTGCAAGCTCTTCCATTTGCTCAATCATAGTGCGAAAGCCATGCAAAGAAGCTATCTTTGTATCTAACTTATCAACTTCGTCCTGTGCTGCCTTTAGCTTAATATCAACATCACCAATACCCATTATCTCATAAATACTTAATTCTTTCTTTCTTTTTGAGGCATTACTTAGAATTCCAAATAATCCAATTACGGCACTAATGATAATAGAAAGTCCCAATGTTGCTTCAGCCCAGGCTGCAGCCATTGCGGCTCCGGCGGCCTGAGCAGCAGTTTTTGCTCCAACAAGATTAAGAACCAGTGTTTTAACTGATAGTCCTAACGCTACGAACACCTGTAAAATAGACCTAAATGAGGTAGTAAAGATTGTTTTTATATTAATCCATAATAATTGCAGGCGTGTTCCAAGCAGGAGATTACCTTGAATAAGCGTGTTTATAGTTTTAAATGACAAAAATCCAGCTATCACGCCTTTAATTGCTGGAACTAAAGCCCAAAGAGATTTTACTAATGCACCAAGTAAGGCGGTTATAGTGCTAATAAAGTTTCGGAATGGTGACTCTAATTCTCGTCCAACGCTCAATCCAAAATCAGTTACCTTTGTTTTTAACTCGTCTATTTTAGCACTTGTAGTTGCCAATCTTTCTGCTGTAGCTTCTTCGGCGGCACCCATACTGCCATAAATATCAACAAGGTCTTTAAGGTAATCTTCTTGATTTTGTGCAAGCGATGCTATTGCCTTAAATCCTGTCCTGCTTTTAACGAGGGTAGTCATTGCTTCTTCAGATTCAAGCATTGAACCAAGTCCCTGAATTGCACCGATAAGACCTTTTGCTCGGACAGTATTCATATCCAGCGTCACACCATATTCCTGCATCATCTTTGTGGCTTCTTGAGTTGGATTAGCTATAGTCATTAACAACTGATTTAGAGAGGTAAATGCCTGGTCAACCTTAACACCATTACGGGTCATGCTTGAGATAGCAGCAGATACCTCTTCAATATTCAGGCCAAATAAAGATGCTGTAGAAGCGACCTTTGACATCTGTTCCGAGTATTGCTGAGTTGTAATAATACCAAGACGGGTAGTTTCAAACATCACATCTGCTACATGAGCCGCACTTTCAGCACTTAAATCAAAAGCATTTAAGGTTTGCACTAAAGACAGAGCAGCATCATTCAAATCGGCAAATCCACCAACAGCAAGTTTCATAGAAGCATCTAATACACGCAATGCATCTGCTCCGGTAAATTGTGCGGAAATTATTTGATAAAATCCTTCGGCAGCATTCTTTAATGAAATATGATATGCCTTAGCAAGACCTGAAACAGCATCCTCAAATTGCCTTTTCTTTTGTTCTGCAAATTCTACATTATCTCCAAGCTCTTTCCTCATTATGGCAAATGTCTTTGACATCTCATTGCGAAAATCAATATTAGTTTTGAATGCACCAGAAATTACCCGTTTTACTACATCAAACGCCTGATATGAAGTGACAGCAGTTAAAACGAAAGATACACGCGAAAGTATCTTTTGCCAAGAAAACATATCCTTAAGAATAGCCGTAATATGACTTTCTACTCTACTGCTTTCGCCTGCCACCAATTCAAGATTATCACCAATCCTTTTTGTTTGAATACCTGCCATGTGTAATTGCTTCTGCATTTCATCTATCTTAGCAGAGCGAATAGATTGCGGGAATTTATGCAGTTCGTAATTTACTTTACGAATCTCATCTAAAGCTTCATGAAATGTAAGTTTTTTGCTTGTCCCAATATTTCTGATTATATCATTCAGTTTTTCTGTCTGACTTGTTATTTCCTGCCGTTCTTTCTTTTCACGGATTAACGCTTCTATATCCTTCTTATATTGGCTCATCCGTCTGTCATGGGCAGCTTTTTCCTGCTGTTCCTGGGCAGCAATTTCCTTGCCTCGCAGTTTCAAGTTATCTAATTGCTTTTCATCATTGCGGACATTCTTTATTGCTTCCTGCATTCGCAGGGTTTTTTCATCAATTTCTTCTTTTGTTTTGCCTGCATTTATGGCAGCACGAACTGCTTTCTCTGCCTCTGCGGCATCTTGTCTTGAAATCTTTAGTAGTTGCTCCCGAAGCTTTAACTGTATTTGTAACTGTTCTGTTGTCTTTATATCTTGAGGATTTGTTACCGCCGATACTTCGGATAATCCTTGAAGTTTAGCTTCTCTCTTTGCTTGTATTAAAGCTTCTTGCCGTTGTTGTTTAATCAATGCCTGATGAGCTTTATATTGAGCAGCATCTTCTTCTCTTACTTGTTGGGCAATTCTGGCTGCCATTTCTCGCTCTTCCTGCGTCCTATCTTTTCCTGATGTTTTTTCGTATCCTTCACGACCTTTCACTAAATTCTTAATCTCATCTTCATCAGGTTCCCTAAATAAGCCAGCTTCATTTGCTTTCACAATCCTGTCTGCTATTTTTTCAACCATAGCATCCAGTTTTTTAGAGTAAGTGCTCATAAGCTTGTTAATTATATCAATTTTGCGGATTGCTTCGTTAGTTAGCTTATCGTATTCTGCCTGAAGTTTCTTTGCTTGAGCGTCATACTGGCGAACATCTGCCTCAAATCTTTTTCTGGCTTCTGCGCTGGCTTTATCAAATTGCTTTTGCGCCCTTTTTATTGCATCAGGCATTTCTTTATCTGTCAATGCAGTAGCTTTTTCTTCTATAAGACCCGCAAATGTTCCCTCTGGATATTCACGCGAGACCTTTATGCGATTTTTAGCTTGTAAATCCCGACGCATTTTCTCTTGATTAAGGAGATATGTATCTTCAACTTCTCCTTTTTCCCAATATTTAGGCAAATTAATTGATTTTTTAGTAGGTCTTGGCCCTCCAAGTCGGCTAATAATGTCCGATGGTGATGGCATTTGAGGCACTTTTAGCTTCTCAATAGAAGACATTAGTTTATTTACTTCTTTAACATAAGCCGCTACAGAGTTTGAAGCTCCGGCATTATTAAGCATAGAAATACCTCTGCTAATTGCCTGCAATCCACCAAGAACTTTTGCAAGTTCAGCGACTGTCTTTTCTGCTCCAAGAACAGAACTGTATTGAGTTTTTAGTTTCTCAACCCATGCAATCTTTACATCAATATCTACGCCCAGGTCTATAACTTTCTTTGGCATTGTCGCCTCATCCTTCTTTAAAAATTGTTATATTATTTCGTAATGCTTTCATTGTCTTTATAATATCATCTGATTCTTTGCTGGCTGTATTAAGATATACCTTTTTAGTGCTTTCCATAACTTTTTGAGTTAGTGCTGCTCCTGATATAAATCTTGTTTTAGCATCACGACCTCTCATTTCATGAATATTTATTAGGTCTTGTATTATCGTATCTTCTAAAAATGTTAGTAACGGACCAGCAAGACCAAACTTGTCATTTGTTGCAATTTCATGAAGCTGTTCTTCTAACTCACTAACGGGAATTTCATGATAATCAATTTTCTGATTTCGTATCTCAATCATCTCATATTCATCAAGCTTAACATTTTTAATTTTTGCTAATATTTCAATAGATTTATCAAATAATATATCCTCAAGGCGCTCGCGTATTATTGCTTCTCTTTCGTCTTTTTCATGCATACCTTTAAGACCTTCGCCTATGACACGATTTGTAAAAATAACTCCCCTCAGTTGTTCTCTTTTCATCTGCATTTGATATCTCTCAAGGTCTTTTCTTACATACTGACTTACTATTGAGTCCAGGTGGTCTTTCATTTCTGTCTCCATTATTTTGTTTATCTCACCTTTGATATTGCGTTGACGGATAGTAAGTAGCGGAGTTGAGACCTTTCTATATTTTGGAGCAAAGCTGGATTTTGAAGCATCAGGGTCTGCTTCCGTGTCTTCATATTCGGGATAGTTACCAAGAAAGATATATTCGCTTCCTTTTGTTGGAGAAAGCCCTTTAGCAACTCGCATACCCATCCTGCCCCGAATTATATGTGCTAATGCCCGAACAGGGTCTTTAATGCCTGGCTTACGACTGGGGACATTAAGCTTTCCAGACGCTCTTGCATCGCTTGCCGCATAATCTTCCCTGCGTGCCTTTAATAGCATTCTAACTGCATCCTGCCTTCTCTTAATTGCGTCTAAATTCTTATCAAAAAAAGACCGCTTACCTATAATATATTGCATTAAATCAGCAATATTAGGTAGCCTTTCAGTTTTATGCCAGCCAAGTTCCTGTTCTCCAAGCAGGGCGTTAATTAAATCTGGATTATCTGAATCAATTGTAAGGAAAATCTTAACTGGATTACGAATTACTTTATACCCTCCTATTGAGGATTTTTCTCTGGCTACTCGTCTGGTTGTTCCTGCTCTCAATTCTAATGAGTTGTATAATTTGCCTGTAGCAAACTTCAATCTATCTATAAGAAGGGCTTTTATCCTGTCTGTAATTACATGCTCTCTTTGCAAATAAGCATCAAACTCATAAGCTGTTTCTCTCAGAGTTTCTGGCGTCACTAACTCATCTTCGTTTAGCTTCGCAATATCATAGATATATTCTTTTGTAATTTTCATTTAATTCTTTGATTCCTTTTCTTTTCTAAACTCTGATACATTTCATCAACATCGTTATAGATGTCAAGTGCAAAAGAATAAAAGTTTGCATATTTGAGAGTTTCACGAACCTGCTTGGCAAACGCAGCATTGTCGGCTTCTATCATTGCCACTAATTCGCTTGTTATTTTGTTTATGTCGGAACAAGTTATATCCTCAATTACTACCAGGGCTTCATATAAGGTTAAAGATTCAGGAACTATTCCATTCTTACATAATAAAACATAATTACAAAGATAGATGTCTGCTATATATATATCTTTCAATTTTTTGGCTTTTTCTGCAAGCTCCTCCTCTGTATCTTCTACATAAAGACCGATATTTATAACATGTTCTTTGCGTCGCTTAATCTCTTCCTCAAACATTGTTATCTCGTCTGCTATATACATAAAAAATGAAGTCATAGCGTTGGCGGGACTGTCAGGCGTATCTTTATCTTTTATTATGCCGTGTATTTTATTCACTATTTCGGGCTTTGAAATTGCAGGCATTATAAATGCAGTTGTAACTGAATCTCCAAGATTAAGAGAGTTAGTATCAATCCCGATTTCTTTTAATACTCTTAGAACTCGGGATATAGTTAAAATATCCTTCTTCACACATCTCCCAAAAAACAGGGCTGAAAACAGAATAACTATCTCCAGCCCTTTACTTCTAATAGATTACATTATTCTACAAATGTAATATCTACTACATTACTAAATATTGATTTCTGGACACCTTTAATCAATCCGCACATGCGAAAATAATATCTACCTACTTCAGGACAAGTAACATGTGCTTCTACTGTATCTTTTCCGTCAACATCCTGCTTCAGAATAATATTACTAAAATTCACTTCAGTTGATACTTGAATTCTAAATCCATCAACTGCAGGATAATATCCAGCACTCCATTGCCATTTAACACCAGCAACAAGTGGTTGTCCTTCTGTATCTGAAACACTTATATGAAGAACCTTAGGTGGCTCACTTGGCAACTCATACTGAAAGTCATATATCTTGCGAAACATAGACGCATAAGCAACCGTCTTCTCCAAGTTTATAGTTGAAGTAATAGTTCCATTGCCAGTCTCTTTCTCTGCAAAACCGAATACAACACCAACATTGTCAGTAAGACCTGCCGCTATTGCTGGCATATTACAAATAAAGATTATCTCATGCGTCTCTAACATCGCACCATCATAACTCACTAACCGCTTGTCATTTATCTCTTCCAGCATTACAATACATTCTTCACCATCACGCTCACTGAGCCAGTTAAGAATTTCAGGCGTAGAATTGATAAGTTCAGTCACAAATTTACCAGATTTACCAAGAACTACTTTACCAGCTATATTCCCTTCTATGGAATCTCCATCCTCAATTGTAAGGTCAATAGAATCAGCTCGCATTTCACCAATATGATACATTAACTCTTTAGTCGCATTAAGTGCAGTTAGCGCATTTTCATAATCAGGCGGACTTTCAGTAATTTTACCATAAGTTCCACTTATCGCATCAATAGCCTGAATGTAATCTAACTCACCATCCGCTTCCGTCATACCACTGAAGTTAATCCAGACCTTATAATCACGATTACGAATTCCCTTTCTTCCATAAATAACTTTAGACATTTATCACCTCCAATAGTGACAACTATTGCTCGGCATTATGAATAGTCAATATCATTTATAGAACGAAAAGCACCAGCAGTAGGAATATTCTTTTCAATATTGATAGTTGACCTGATAGAGTCACTACCTGTAATCTTATCAGAATACGATAAAGCATATTTATTCATAAGCACTGCAGTCTTATAATTCTTTAGAGGTGACCCATAAGCATGAGTATCACGCTCTACTAACAAAACCGTGCAAACTTGTCCATCTAGTAATTCAAGAGCAGCAATATTGGCAGGCGTTGCATTGATAAGTTCAGCAGTAAACCTGCCTGCTTTATCTAAAACAATCTTGCCTAAGATATTACCTTCAATGCTGTCACCATCTTCAATTTCTAAATCAATAGAATCTGCACGACATTCACCAAGCTCCTGAAGCTTTGTTGCATCCTGACCGCCAGCCGCATCAATCAAAGCTTCTAATGTTGCTTTAGCGGGTGAAGCCAAATAACTGTTAATCGCAGTCTGAAGGGTTTCATTATCAGAAAGACCAATATAAACATGATAGTTTTTCGGTTTAATACCAGTTATACCATAAGTAACTTTAGCCATTTTTTATTTCTCCTATTTAGGCGTTAAATATTATTACAGTTGTCCAACCAGTAATGAACGTGCCAACATCTATTCCAATAGAAACGGCAGGCTCAATATCTGTAAGGACAGTATAAGACATTGTGTTAATTATATTTTCCAAGAGGTCAAACATAGCCTGTTGCTTTGTAAGTAAGTCCGACGGATTGTCAAAATCATATATATCAAAGGTGCACAGGATATATGAATACCTGATTGGAGCATAGGCTCTCGCCCGTTTTTCATGCTCACTAACTCCAAGAAAAATCCCGATAGCGGGAAAGTTTCCCATAGATAGCTCGCTTTCACTTTTTGCTATTACATAATTTGGATATGCGGTTTCTAATGCAAGAGCCAGGTCTTCATGTTTCTTGAGAAAGTCACCGGTAACGCTCATACTGTAAATACTCCAAACTGTCCCTGTGAATAGATGTCGTCAGGTTCTTCGGTAGCATTTGACGTAGCGAAACCAAGACATTGATTAGCTAAATCACGGTAGTTGTCAGCGTTAGCTATAATGTCGTCAAACGGGGCAGACCAAATATTGGCACCACTTGCAGAGTCACGAGTAGTATTAACTGCTCCTTTGACTAACTTCTTCAATGCAATAGCGAGATAATACAGGCTGAAATACGATTCCGCATAAATCAGATTACGCAATGACTTTTGCTCGCTTGTAAGAGCATCAAAAGATAGAGCTTCAAAAGCAGCAAAGGTATCAATGTCATAAGCATTGAGTGCCTCAATATAATCTGCATAAGCATCTGCTCCTAAATTCTCAAGCATATCGCGTGCTCCATTAGACAGAACTTGTGAATTAATTCTGTCCTGAGCTTGCATAGTAACATTAGCAAGCAATGTCATTGTATTTTTGATTATAGTTTCGTGGACTATCGGGTCAGCCATTTATTATCTCTCATTTACTAAGAATAACATAAGAGCCTTTCGGAAATTTCTTTAGTTCATCTTCTGGAATGCCATAGCGGATATGAGCAGTATATTTACCGAACGAGTCCTTCATATATACTCTAACTATCTTTTGAGGCACTACCGCTTCCGGAACAATCTTCCGCTTAACAACTTCAGTTTCTTTAACTTTAGCTGAAACTGTTTTCGGTTTAGAAACCTTTGGCTCTTGCGTAACTTTACTGTTCTTGCTATTCATTATTCACCGCCCAATCATTAAGAAATTGTCAGAGAACAGGCAATACAATCTGATGCAACCATATTAGGATGATAGGCACGCAGATAAATCACATCAGTTGCGGCCAGAGTGAAGTAACCATTTTCTGGAATAATATCTCCAACAGCCAAGGCTTCATCTAATGTATCATAAGAAGCACCAGATAAGTTAGTTGTAGAACGAACAACAATAGCACCTTCGTTAGGGCAACAGACATGCCATTTGGTTGTAGAACTACCAGCCTGAGTATAAGCATTTACACCACTTTGAGTATAACCATTAACTCCATTTTTGGAATCATCATCTGATAACAAAATCGGGTCAGATACCTTAGCATTCTTGAACGCAATCACGAAGCTTTCGGGCTTTGAAGCCTGGAAGTCCAGATACATGTCATAAGTATACTCAAATGACGGGCCTCGGTCGGCACGAGGATTGTATGCCAAATTCTTGCGATATGTCAAGCTGTCGGTAGCAATATCAAGATTCTTGAGGTCACCAAAAACAATTGAACCATACAAGGTTGAATCAGATTCATGAGTTTCATTGATACTAATCCAACCGGGCATAGCAATCAGGCGATATCCCATAAAATTGGGAGCTTGACCAGTAGTCAGGATGCCTTCTTTTACAGGATTTGATGGATTAGCAATATCTGAACGAGAATCTATATATAAGTCATAGTCCATTTGAGACATCATCCATACATTATTAGGATTATCCCGATATTTGCGAGGCATGGCTTTATACATTTTACGCATAGTAGCAAGCAGGTTGGCGGCAGTGTAATCTGTCCCAGTTGCGCCGGCGGCATCAACTTTTTGAGGAGTTAAACAGCGACCAAGAAAGCCTTTTATCTTAATATCGCCATAAGTGTTAGTGTTCACTCCATCAGCAATCTGAAGCATTTTATTGAACCCGAGATTCAGGTCATAGAAATCTTCGGTGCTGGCATAGTTTCCACCCAGACCATTCAGAGCAAGCAACAGGATGTCATTACCAAGAGCGATTGCTACATCATCAATAACACTCTGTTCCCATCCAGGATTATATAGATTATCAATAACAGACTGCAAAGGAATATCTTTCTGAAGCTGAACATGTTTCAGAAATAAGTTCACGCCGAAATTATGAACAATCCGGCGGTTAATAACACTAACTGTGCCACCATTCTGCTCATTAGAAATCAGGTTCTTCTGAGTAATAGCAGTTCCTTCAACAGGTGTAACCAGCTTCTTAACAATGCGGGTATTAAATAAAGACAGATAAGGATTGGTATCATAGATATACCGAATAGCAATTTCTGCTTCTTCTTCGCTCAGGGAACGCCCGCGGGTAAAGTCAAGAGTAATTTCATCCAATTCACTCTTCTGAAGCAGCACGCCTGTCGGGTCAGCAATTTGATAACCGCAATACTTATCAAGCAGGTAGGCAGCCATTCCACTAATTTCTTTTTTAGGTTTTTCGGGAACAGATACACTTTTTTCCAGGGTGTTTTTGAACATAGTAACAAGAGCAAGAACGTCTTGTGTATCAATAGTAATTTCATTAGGCATTTGATATTCTCCTATACAAGACCTTTCCCGTGTATTTGTACCTTTTGTACTCTATCTTGAGCAGGCACAGAAACAGCAGAATCAGTCCTTTTTTCGTTGAGTTTTTCGTTAGTTTCTTGGACAGATTTAGTTAGCTCGGCAATCTTGCCATTAAACTTATCTTCCATTGATTTGATAGATTTTAAGAATTCATCACCTATACTCTTAACAACTTCCTCTATAGTAGATTTATCTTTATTGTTTTCGGGCATAGGTTCTTCTTCTACATTTTTAGCAGGAATTTCTTCAGGAATAGCCTTTTCTACGGGCTTAGATTCAGGAATAGGATTTTCAGTTTCCTGTTCTTTAGGTTCTTCCTTTTTTGGTTCCTCGGGCTTGGGTTCTTCGGGAACTTCAGGCATTGGATTGCTCTTTGCAATAGAAGAAATCTTTTTATCAATATATTCCGCAGCTGACTTCAGTGAAGCTGATAGAGCAGTAAGCTGTTCTTCGTTCGCTGAATCCCACGAAATATTATTAAGAAAATCTTCTTGCATAATATCCATGATAAAGAAGGGATTGCTGGACATCTTTTTAAGAGTCTCAGCCATCACTTCATCAAAGTTTTTAGACAATCCAATGGTTTCAAGCATCTTTTTGACCCATGATTTCATTGTTGGTTCTCCTTTGCTCATCTGTGTTTCTCGGGAAATACCAAACATTGAGTAACCTGTTATATCGCCAGCTTTCCAAGCATCCCATATTTCGTCACTGGCTTTAGTAACCAAAACCCAACTACCAGCTTTGATTTCATTTCCACCAATGCTCAGGTTAATGGGGGCGATATAACTTTCCACAACTATGCCTGCTCCCGCAAGCAGGTTATGTTCAGTATCAATGTTACGGTAATACTGCAAGAATTCATGAGCAGTTTTTTCAATTTCATCTTTTGTCATAAAGTCGCCATAAGTATCCTCGCAGTCAGGCTCATATACAATACCATACAGGAGTTTTTTTTCAGAACTCTCGTCCTGCTTTGCAATGAACTTAACAGGAAACTCTATCTCGGCTTTATCACAAACTGATTTAGCAAGGAAGAATTGCTTCTTATTAGCACCACGCCTTACATATGATACGTGGGTAATAGTAACATCTTTAAGCATTCGTTTCTTTTCTACCTTTGCCATTTTACACCTCTATAATCTTGTTATGCTTTCATCATTGTTTTTATTAGGGTCAAGATTGTTGGTAGCTTCCCCGTCTCCAATTCCTAAATCTGATTTATCATTTGTATGTAGTTCGCCTTCCACCGTAGGTTCAACTTTAAGATTTCCCATTTCTTCTGTTTGTGTTTCATCTTCAGGAGTAGTAATAAGGTCTATCGGTTTCAGGTGCAAAAATATTTGACGAATTTCATTTATAGATAAAACACGATTGCCATACTTATCCATCATATTGAAATACAGATTGGCAATAATTGCATCATCTTTCTCATTAGAGATATTCATTCCCTTAAGGTCAAATTCGCAGTTTACTCCAAACTCCAATTCCAGGAACTTATTTATAAACTCCACAAGAACATTCTGCTCGGGTCGGGATACGGTCTCCATAAATAACTTAAGGTCTGTAATACCTGCCGAACCTCCACCAAAATTGCCACCTGTAGATAAACCAAGCAATTTAGGATGAACACGACATTTAAGTGCAATCTTAAATTGTATCTTATCATTAAGAGTGATAAACTGCTCATCTATAGATTTTGAAAGCGGAATGAGCTTGATTGTGGCTTTTTCGTTTGGAACACTCAGGAATAGCATTTTATGTGAATTAGCAACACCTTTTAGGTTATTTTCAATAAACTGTTTAATCTTATCGTATGACTTTTTTGAAAGCTTGCCTCCAGTAATTAAAACAGCCCATGCAGGCTGACCACCATTAGAAAAGAAATTGATATTATACTGGTCTGTTAGATATGATTGTTTGATAAGGTCAAAGAGATGTGCCGTATCAGGCTTGCCATAATACATATTTTCCTGCGAAGGTCTCTTTAGGTGCAGGCAATAATGAATACCATCTTTCGTTTTCGTGGAAACAGGATATGGCTCAAATTGGATAGGAATATCAATGTTTTCTGGAATATAAAGATACTTATCTATATCACGGAGAGTAGCACCCTGACTATTTATCTTTGGCTTGATATACATATCTTTGGCGGGCAGGTAATAGATAGACCTTATTTTGCCGCTTTTAACAAACTCAAGATATGCATTATCAAACAACTCTAAGTCCGTATATATATTTTTTAGAATAGATGTGAAAGTATCGCTAAAGTTTCGGTTCGGTGTATGAAAAAAATCTATAATATCTTTTCTTTTATCAATATCCTTATATCCAAACGAATATCCTAATCCAATTGTAGTATCTACCTTAATACTAATGCAGGTTTGATAGGTAGCATCCAATGCCTTATATGCTAAAATTTGAGCAGGATTATATGGAGGTAGAATGCAACCATGTTTACGAACAGTATTAGCATCAGCAATCTTTATTGAACTTTTAGGAAGTCCTATTGATTTTGATATTGGCGCAAAGAATATTTCTTCTGTGCCTTCCATCTCGGTTTCAATAGTATCATCGCCAATCGGCTTTTCCATCATAATTTTAATGTCATCATTCAATTTAAATTCTCCTAAAAGATTTCAACTTCTGAGTCATTGTCTTCAATTTCTAATTCATCCTTATTATCACTATCTTGAATGTCAAGTATTTTATTTTCATAGTTATTTTTTAATTCAGAATCTAAGGTATCAATATCTACATCAGAATAATCGGACATTAGAGAAAGCAAACCTGCCATTGAGTCGGGAGCGTCATCTTTACCAAATTTATATTTGCCATAATTAGAAAGATTAGACATAAATTTTTTGTAATGTGAATCCTGCTCATCATCTTCTAAAAAGTAACAATCACTTTTTATTTCTCCTAATCTTAACATAATTCTTATTTCTTTGTTTGATGATGTTGACCTGCAATCAAGTTCAAGCCCCAGATATTCAAATAAAGCCTGATGATTTCTCTGTAGATTGGTGGCAAATTCTATACCGCCAGCATTGCTTTCAAATACCATCTCATCAGGCTTAAAGTAAGCTATTTTTTCTAATAGTGGCTTTTCTAATGTTATACTGTCATCATTAGAAAATATAACTCCCACAATATATTTACGAGACCCATATCTAAAACAGAACGGAGCAGACATATAATCCGAACCTTTATTTGCATAATCACACCATGCTACAACTTCATCTGGCTCTCCTAATTCCTCAAGGTCTTTCATTCTAAATCTCTTCAAGTCCTCAAGATTAAGTTTAGCAAATACTTTATCCATAGGCTTACCTTGATATAATGCCTGAAACATCCAATCAAGTCCCTTGCGTTCCCATGAATTCTTTATTGTAAGCAATTTCTCTGTTGAAATCATAGCTTCACAAATACTTTTGCCCGTCTCTTCGTTTAACGCTGGAAAAATAAACTTATGCCAGCTCGGGTCATCTTCTCGCAAGCCAATTGGGTCTTTACTGCACCAGCGTGTCTGAATAATAATTTCTGCACAATCTGAATTAGTATCTATACGAGTACTATGAACCGTTTCTATAAATAAATCCAGCTTTTCAAGATAGCTTTCAGAAAGAGCTTCTTCAGGGTCTTTAATTGGGTCATCCAATATTGCGGCTTTATTACAACCACGCCCTGTAATTGTGCCTTTTATGCCTGCACCAAAATAAGTAATAATTGTAGTGCCATCCAATTGCCAGGCCATTTTAGATGAAGCCCGCGGGTCTACTTTAACAGCAGGAAAAACCTCCTTATATTCCTCAAGATTAATAATATCTAATACAGCTTTAGATAAGTCCATAGCTAGATTATCATTATAGCAATTTCGCATAAACGAGCCATCTGAGTCATAACCAAGTGACCAGGCAATCCAAATATTTGTAGTTCTACTCTTTCCTGCACGAGGGAAAAACGAGATTAAAACCTTGCGTAACTCACCGATAGTAACTTTCCGAAAAATTTCTGTAAGTTCTATTAACGGTTTCTTATCATCGGTATAAAAATCTGGATATAGATACTGACAAAATTTCCATAACCCAAGTTCTGAGTAAGGAGAAAACTCGGCCTGCTTTTGGTCGCATTTTATCTTGCGCCTGCGTTCTTTTTCAAGTATAAATTCTTCTCTGGTAAACTCAAGTTGAGCCATTTTCTGTTGTTTCCAAATCTACATCTATCATTTTTACACCGCCATGAGATACCTGATAATCTATTTCCTGCAAATCTTCATCTGAAAGGTCTTGCAAGTTTTTTTTCTGCTGTCCAATAATCTCAAGCTTTAATAGCATTTCATGTGAGCCTTCTGCGCCAGAAATTTTATGAAGCACTTCTACAATCTTTGTGATATCGGAAATCTTGACATGCTTATTTAGATTAAATGGCTTATTATTATTTATTGCTTCCTGTTGGTCTTTATCAATCTGGTCAAGTTGCCTGTTAATTACCTTAAATGCTTTCAGTCCTATATTATTTAATACTTTTACAAAGGTTTTTACGGCGGCTTTAGCTTCTGTTATTGCCACATCTTCCTGGATTTGCTGCTTTCTATCTATATGAGACTGCCTTTGCTCTATCCATGTCTTGCCTTTATTTATAGGGTCTGAAATATCATTTGCTTTTGCAATAAGAAGTGGTTTTGAAATATTATATCTTTTTGATAATTCATCAAAGGACGGATAATCTGTCCCAAGAACATAGTCGCCTCTAATCTTATCCCAGTTAATCTCTTTGTAGTTAGACATTTTACTTTCCAAACAGCCTTAAAGCTTCCTGGCGAACTTCATTTTCCGTAAAAATGCCCCTGATAGCACTGGTAACCATTATTGAGTTTTGTTTCTCTACACCACGACTGGTCATACAAAAATGTTGAGCCTCACAAACTACCATCACTCCTTTCGGAGAAAGCAATTCCATAATACCATCTGCAATTTGAGCAACCAATCTCTCCTGAATTTGAAGCCGCCTGGCAAAAATCTCTGTAATACGTGCCAGTTTTGAAATACCTATCACCTTACCATCTGGAATATAAGCTATATGTATTTTACCAAAAAAAGGCAGGAAATGATGTTCGCAGGTTGAATAAAACTCAATATCTTTTAATATAACCATCTCATCACATGCACCATCCTTAAATACTTGAGCAACATCCTGCAGGCTTTTCTTATACCCGCCAAACAACTTATCCCAGGATTTTATTATTCGTCTGGGAGTATCTTTTAATCCTTCTCTATTTGGGTCGTCTCCAATATAAGATAGTATTTCTCTTATTGAACTTTCAATAGTTTGTGTATTTGTATAGACAGTTTCCATTTAGGGTTCTCCTTTATAAATTTCAGGCAGTAGTTTACATTATCCCAATTTATCTCTAAATCGTTAAAAACAGGACTCAGGTAATAGTTATTGGCAGGCGGCAATAAATCAATATCAGGCATTGGGTCTCCTGCAGATATAGCATAACGAATTTCATCAACAAAACCAAAGTTTTTCCTGACTTCCTTTTCCGGAACTTTAGGACTTACGGAGATATAGTTAATAAGCTCGGAGACCTTTTTTGTGCCATTAGTCTCAATACAATTCTTATACTCAAGAAAGTATTCCAAGATATCATCCGTCAATTGAAGAGTAGGTTCTCCACCAGTCCAGACGATAGTAGTAGAGTTAAACTTACGAACTTCTGCCAGAACTTCCCTAACAGACATTTCAGTGCCTTCATCCCACTTCGTATCACAGAACGGGCAGTTTTTATTGCAGCCAGCCAGCCGTATAAATACGCAACTAAGACCAGAATTAGCACCCTCTCCCTGTATTGACTGAAATATCTCAACGACTTTTAATATCTGGTTCATAATAACATCTCGTCTTTGAAGTTTCGCTTAAAGCAACAGCAGATAGCTCAGGAAATTGTTCCTTAAACATCCAATATATCTTCTCTGCCATATTTTCAACAGTAGGATTGAAATCAAATACATCATTGAGATGCCGATGGTCAAGGGCATGGTCAACAAAATCTTTTATCGGTTGAAGCTTGCGATAATCAATGACAAAGCCAATCTCATCAACTTTGCCTGTCAGATATACCGTTAAAACATAATTATGTCCATGCATTCTCCCGCAAGGATGATTCTTTGGCAATCCTTTAAGAATATGGCTTGCCGAGAAATGGAACTCTTTACTTATTGTATGCATTTATTTTTCCCATTCGTATCCGCAATTAGGACACTTTATCATTGTAGGTTGTTTTTCTTCATCATTTTCTAAAACAGTATTGTCATAATCATCAGGATTGAAATGTATAAGCTTTAGAATATCATCAAGCTGTTCATCATCATAAGGCATTGTCATTCTTAGTTCCTCAATTGGATATTCCTGAACAATCTCGTTAATCAGTCCAGACAACAATACTTCATTAGTCTCAAATTTTGTTTCATTTGTTTCAATAGCAATTCTCTTGGCATCGTTAATACTAATTTTTCCAAGATTAAAACACATAACTTCATCAATGCCAATAAGTTGCATTGCGTCTATTCTGTGATTGCCATTAATAACCTCATATTGGTCTTCACCAATTTCTCTCACGATAAGATTTTCAACCTGACCATTGCGCCTGATATTTTCTACAAGCTTTCTTAATATCATATCATTATCGTTTTTGTAGTTCCAGTCAGCTTTAGTAAGCTGTCCGATTTTAAGACGGATAAATCCTTTATTCATAAATAATTCCTTTTTTAGCCCATAGCTCTGTTATCATTTTTTCTATTTTGACAAGCTCTATAATATAATCTCGTGAGTTGTCAAGAAAATGTTTTGTCTTTTGCTTCATTAACCTCATCCTTTTGTCCTTAATTGAACCTGCAATCTTGCCAAAGCGTGCTGCCGCAAGCCAAGAAGTAGAATCAACAGAATACCAAGGATAAGCTTTCAGTTCGTCAATTCCGGATATTCCAAGCCCATGCACTTTTGTTTTGCCAAGACACTTGTTAAAAACATATCCATAAATCTGTTTCTTATATCTAGCAGCATTTCTATTGCCCGCAATACCCCCGATTGAGATATACGGATACTGTTCTATAAATAAATCTAACACATATCTCATAGAAACATCTATATATTCCTCAAGATGATATACTGGGATAATATAGCAATCTGTATTCTCTACCAGAAGCTTGTGATTCATTTGAGATTCCCGAAAGTTCATAGTATCTAAATTAAAAGCAGTTTTAATACCAAACTTGTTAATATAGTTAATATAATCGGTTATTTTTATAGTTTTTCCATGAGTTCTTGCCGTATAACCACCACTATCAAGCAGATAATCAAACATTTTTGGTGAATTACTTGCCCTATTTTTTAAGTAAAAAAAGCTTTCAAGACGGTGAGTTACTCCATTTTCTAATAGAATTTTATTATATCTATCTTCACCATCCGAGCCCGCAAAAAACAATTTCATTTGTATAAATGAGGAAAAACTTCTGCTAAAATATTTTGGTTAATACTTTGCTCAAGTAGAGAAGCCACCATCATATCGGTAGGAGTTTCCCAATCCCAGCGTTCTTTTTGCGGAGATAAGTGAAAAGATATAACATCTTTCGCCACTAATCCACGACCTTTTTTGCTTGAAATACTTGTAGAAATAATTACATCTTCGCCCGCAAGAGATACTTTACTCATTTTTTTAAGCAATTTATAGTTAATTTCCTTAATAAACTCTCCTTTATACAAAATAATAGCACTATCTCCGAAGTATGTTTCTTTATTTATAGATAGATAATTATTGCCAACATTTATATCGTTGTTATATATTCTATCTGCATCACACTCAATTTTTATTCCCTGAATAAAAGGATAGTTAGATAATTTAATATGTCTACATAAATTCTGAATGGCAGTTGGCATTAGTAATATATCATCATCAAGACATAATACATAATCAGGATTACCATTCAATAATTCAAATAACTTTATACGAGCATTAACAACGCCTTCAGACTTATGTTCCCGAATATATTGACATCGTATTCCAATCTTGCTAAGAGCATTGATAATTTGAAAGAACTGATAGTTTCTATAAGCAGGAATACTACCTTCGTCTCTTATAATAATATCAATATCATATCCAGTTGGCAAGGAAGAAGTCAGGACAGATGTCAGGCATTTATCTATTGTAAACCTATCCTTGCTATTACAACAAGTGGGTATCAGGATAGTTATTCGTTTCTTTTTAGTTTTCATAAATTGTTTTGTCTTTAATTCCTGCCCACTCAAACGCCTTTTTTCTATTACGGCAAGATTCACAAACTCCACAATGATGAACGCCAGAAGTATAACAACTCCATGTGTGAAATAAAATGTCTGGATTGATTTCACTTGCCATCTCAATAAGGTCTGCCTTTGTCCAACATTTTGTAGATGCAGATTCAACTTTAACCAGCTTATCTGACTTAAACTTTCCAAGCTTACTTGCCTGTTCAAAAGCCCGCAAAAATTCTGGAGAACAATCTGGATACATCATTTCCCCGTCAACTTCCTCAATATCATTTAAATGACAGCCAAGCACTACCTCATCAAAGTCATTCACGCTGGCATAAATCATTGCAATTTGTAAAAACATTGCATTCCGCAATGGAACAACCACACTCGGGACATAACCTTCTTCTATTCCAGAATTCCAATCCGTAAGTTGATTTTTCCCAAATATATCTGCCATGAAAGATATATCTACTTCATGCAGTTTTACATTTAACATATCTGCAACTGTTCTTACCGCATTTATTTCCTGAATACCCTTCTGTCTATAATAAAAGGACATCAACTCAACCTCGTGTTTTGCCGATTCAATAATTGCCATTGAAACTGAATCTAACCCGCCTGAACAAATAACTAATTTTTTCATTTATCCTCCCAATAATGTTTTGCCAATGTTTATATTAATATTTCTGTTACTCTTTTTAAAGTAAACCAATCCTTTCTCAACATTATTACTCTCTTCTTCAAATAACTCCAGTAGCCATTCATAGCTAAACATATCTCTATCTGCACCTCTCACGAATCGTGGGTTTACATAATAGAAATCTTTTCCTTTAGCATGTATATTAAGTATAATGTTCTTTTCATATAATGCCTTTATAACTTTGCTTAGTTCTTGCATTGTTAGATTAGCATAAGCACAAATGTCTATAGAACTCATTGCTTTTCCATCCATTTCAATCCTGTTATTATCTTCATTTACACAAGATATAATAAGGTTGTAGAACCCGAAAGCAAAGGTTCTTTTAGAGAATGGGTTCTGTTCAAACATCTTAATCATAATACAAATATATTGACCGCTTAAATAATGTCAAGTACATTATAACTCCAGCCACACAAACTGTAAAAAAAACTTTGCCAACCACCACTA